TGTCTACACTTTGACCAGGAACTATATGTGTAGCACCTGTGATAGGTGTATTTGTTTGGACTCCTACAAAATTTTTAAGTTCATAACCATAAACAGAAAAAGTTGAAAAACCAACTGGTTGATAATATCTTAGAACTCCAGTGGTTGAGTCCCAAGAAGCAACATATCCAACAGCAGTTCCAATACCTAAGCTAGAATCACTTGAATTGTATTGTGCTATTCTGGTATTTGCCTTATAAACCACATTTGATAATTGAGTGCTTGATCCAGATGGAACTTTTAATTTTAATGCACCTAAAGATGTTGCAGTCCTTTTATTTAGAACAGAAGTTCCACTCAAATCTGTTGGATCTTTAACTATTCCAACACGAGAGAAGTCATTTCCAACAATATAATCTGTTTTATCATTAACGTTATTATCGAATTTAGAGTATACCATTACTCTAAATGCACCCAATTCACGATATATATCTGCACCATGACCTCCTTTAGGTGGTATTATTACTTCAAACTGTGGTTCATCGGTTAGAGTTCCCACCACTAATTTTTTTCCACCCCAAGTTCCATTCACAAATCTGACGTGAGCATAAGTGTATCCAGATGAATTTGTATTTGACAACTTAATTTCAGAGACAACTCCGTTAGTCACTGTTGCTGTGGCTGTTCCTCCAGTTCCATCTCCAATTATGGGAATACCAGAAATATCACCATCAACTCCATCAACCGTAGCAGTTCCTCTTCTCTTAATTACTATTGTTTCCAATTTACCATCCACTGCTGCGTCTTTTATAGACTTAGTAGAAACATCACCCCATTTTTCAGGTAAAGGGATGTATGAAGTTGTTGCAAATTTAACTATGTCTGCAGGTGCTATAGTAAAGAGATACTTCCACTGATATCCATCACCAGTTGCTGTATTGTCTGCTGCTGGAACTGTTGTTGAAGTATGCGTTGGTTCAAATTTAGATGTTTTTCCTTTTGGATTTTCTGGGTCTGAACCATTATTAATACAAAGATATACTTTAAATTCTGAAGTTAATACGTAATAATTTGAACCATATAAACCAGAAGTAGCAGTTTGAGATGTCCTATTTGTAGAACTGTAATTGTTTTTATACATCTCATATATTGTTCCACTCTGCCAATTAATTCTAGGTATAACTCTTCTAACGTCACTTGAAGTAATTTTTTTCAAAAACAACATACTATCGTGATATCTGTTCTCCTGATTAAAATTATCCACTGGATTTGGAGGCTCAACGGCCCATCTAGAATCACCGTAACCAACACCATCAGGATCGTCAGCTGGTCTTGGGTGTCCTAAAAACGTATAATAGTTATTTTTTCCAGTCGTACCAATACCCACAAAACTGTCTACAAAAGTTTCGGCATTTAATATACGGTATTGGTCAGTGATTATTGCGGGCATTGACTCTATGTTTTTTGATTATTTATACCTGTTATGTATAACTTGTTTTTACAGGTAAAGACCTGATTATTTGAGCTGATGTTTCTATACCAGAAATACCGTTCTGATTAAAGAATTCAAATGATTTGGAATTTACCCCTCTGGATACGTTTATAGCACCCCAACTGTAGTTTCCAACTCTTGGTAAACCAAAAGTTGCAAATCCGACTGTGTTAATACCAGAGATTGATTGTACATTTGCAAATACTCTCAAAACGGATGATCCCACACTTACAACGTGTTCTGCAAAATATACATTATCTACAAATTCAGTACCAACACCAACAATTTCTGGGCCTGAAGATGTTGTTCTAATTCCAGTTACTCCACTTGTACTACTTCCAATAGAAGTATTTTTAATTACGAAATAATCACCAGTGGTTATACCAGATCTTGATCTTTTGGTATTTGAACTTCCAGCTGGAGTTCCAGATAAATCATATATTCCAAAACTTTCAGGAATCTGATTTCCATCCTTATCTATTCTTCTTGACTGATATGAAGAAGAATCTGGTTTCAATTCAAAGAATAAAGCAGGCCCAGTGGTATTAATACCAACAGCACTTGTTCCTATACCAACAATATCACCATAATCTCCCAAATAGGTAACTTTTTTAAGTTCTTCTACTTTAGGTGCTGTTGTTCCAATTCCAGAAAGATTTCCAACTATACTTATATTATTATCATTTGTATTAGTTCCATCAACAACTGAAAAAGCCCAAGAGTCTTTAATGTATATTTTAGTATCTGATGGTGATATTGATTTTATAATTCCTGAAGTTGGCAATATTTTTGGTTCTAGATAATTTCTTTCTTTGGATATTCTCAATCCGTCTATTGTCATATCTTCAGTTTGCTTTCTCCACATAGTTGGTCTTAAGAAAGTCGTATCTGTTGATATACCGACTCCTGAATATGTTTGTGTCTCTACAGTATCTGCAGATATTAACTCGTAAATAACTCTATTATCTTGTTCAAATTCGCCTTGATACTTCTGTAATCGTAATTCATCACCAGGTTTTATAGTTTCATCAACATCAATTTCTTCAAAATCAGATGTAGATCCTGCATAGAAATACATTTTGAATTTACTACCTCGTTTTGGTGCCTCTCTAAATGAGATTCTAGTTCCTCCACCAAATGTATAATCCTTACCAGGAATTTGTAATATGTCATTAATGAATATTAAAAGGTTATTTTGAAGTATTATTCCTGACCCCTTTTGAGCAACTATACTGTAATATTCCTTTGATGTAGTTGTTCTTGTAATTAAAAATGTTTTTCTAAACCCATTAAATTGAGAACTAAAACTATCCAATTCTAGTAACTGACCAAAACACCATCCAGCAAATTTATCTTGGTATTTGTTCTTAACAGTGATATTAAATGCACTTGTTCCTATACCAACTTGAAATGGTATTGTAGATAGTTGCAAATTATCTCCAATTTCATAACCTATACCACGATTTGCCATATCAAATGATATTATGCTACCACCAGTTCCAACAACAACGTCTATAGATGCACCAGATCCATTTCCACCAGTTAATGGGATGTTTTTGTAGGGACTAGGTGGTGCAACAGTTATAAAATTCAATCCAGTGGATATTCCTGTATTAGTATATCCAGCACCTGCATTATTGATTGTAATTGAAGTGACAACACCAGCATTAACAAAAGCTGTAAATGCAGCACCAACTCCAATGGTCGAACTGATTGACACTAAAGGATTTGATAGATAACCAGCTCCTCCAGTTACGATACCTACAGATTGTATGGTTCCTGAGTTGGAAACTACAGCACTGAATATTGCTTTTCTTGGAAACTGATATCCACTTCCAATTCCAACATCAAATTCATTAATTATACCACCTCTTGGTAAATCTTTATTTCCACTTGTTCCTGAGAAATCAATTGTTTGACCTGTTCCAACTAAAGTATAATCTGCTAATTGTGCAGTTCCCAGATCGACAAAAGGTTTTTGGAAAATATTATTAATTAAAACTGCACCAAAACTACTGGTTATACCAGTTGCGTCAACACCATTTGAGGTCAAATTGAATTTATCAGTTGAACCATCAAATCTGTCAGAGATATCATCTAATATTTTATTTGTAGTGTAACTTAATCTGTAATATGCTCTACCTGTAAATGATGAGAAAGTAGATATTCCACCAGTTGGCCCATAAGGTGCTTCAGTAAAGTACAATCTTCCTTCATTAATTCTATAATCTCCTTTCATAACAGTCACCGCAGCACCAACTGTATGTGCAGCTGCAACCGTTCCCATTTGCCCTCTCTCAACACTGAGTGAGTTTGTAGATCCAACACCCACTAAATTTACTTTTAATATTTCACTTTCGATTCTTAAAAGTGACTTACCTTCTATATCAGATACATCATTTAAGAATATAGAATTTGTTGATACACCAACCTGTGTTGATAATCCAACTGAAATAGCAGTTGTTATTCCTACAGGACTTTGAATTATATTATCAATACTAATTAATGTCCTAATAGTTGCATCCTTAGATGGGACTGATAATGTATGATTGGTTCCTATTCCACTCACATTTGTAAATGATACTGAAACTCCAGCATCTGCGAAACTTTTTGCAACTGCAACCTTAATTAAATCATTATCTTCTTTGATTGCAAAGACTGTAGGTGGTAATAAATTAGTAACTCCAATACCTGGTACAGTTGTAGCTGCTATTCCAATCGCAGACTGACCAGTTTGTGGTTTATAAATTAATTGTTCTCCAGTATTAAATTCGTGTCTTGGTATAGAAATCGTATGTGTAGCAGTGCTGACTCCTGAAGATGGATTGAAACCTCTATGAAATAATGAGTCACCATTAGTAAATATATCAAAACTTGTAGTTCCAATAACTCCACCACCAGTGGAAGTTACAATTCCTGTGAATTGAGAACTAATATCATCTATCAATAAAACTTTATTTGTTATTGATTCATTGTAATCAGTTATTATTTTTGAATCAAAAGTAACCAATTTTGATAAATTAGGATCAGTTGTATTCTCACTTACTAGATCATAATAAAACTTTTCATGAACAGAAGCTTCAGCGTCAATATCAACATCAAATTCTAGTAAGGCATCGGATTTTAATGCGTGTTTTGCTGTTGAATGTACACCTAAATTACAGAAATTTTTAAATCCTGCAACGTGATCCAAACTATTAACAGAATCTTTCCAAGTATCATATGGAACTGCACCTTTAATAGAATATGAAAATCTTTGATAGTAATCATTATCATGTAAATTTTGAATACTTGAATTTAATTTACCAGTTTCTTGTTTCCAACCATTTTCAATTTCAGATGCACTATCTACATTTAAATCAAAATCAAATTTAAAAATTTTCTCAACTGTAGATTTGTTATTACTTTGAGATCCTACAATTATATCATTATCTACAAATTCCCCAACGACATTAAATAATTTTAATGTTTCGGATTTAGAATCCCACCCATTATTAGCAACTGTTCCCGATACACCTTTTCCTAAAACTTTAACAATTTCATTATCAAAGAATGAAACTTTATTGAATTCAGCATTGAAAGTGGCTAAATGATCTTTTTTAATTACTCTTCCAAAATTGTTATCAACCTGATATGTTCCTCCAGTTGAACCAACTCCACTTATAGAGTATTGTATTTTTTCATCACCACCTGCAGTAGTAACACCAACAACAGTAAAATAACTATAATTATAATCACTTGAATTATAACCATCACCTGTAGGGGATCCATTAACATCATCAAGTATTTTTACATTTTCTACAAATACTTCATCGCCTTTTTTGAATGGAAAATCATTTCCTTGATTATAGAATCCACTAGCACTAGATCCTGTCTCTGGAATTGGTGCTCTTAATTCTAATGTAACTAATCCTCCACTAGCAGTTTCTGCTCCTCTTACCACAACTCCATTTGAATTATTAACAGGAACGATTCTAATATCTTCACTTAAACCAGTGTCATTAGTTAATATGTCTACATTACCTACAGCAGATCCATTTAATTTTGATTGTGCAACTATTACAGAGTTTCCAACTACAATCACATTGGGTGCGGTTGTATATTCAACTCCACCTGTTGCAACTCCTATTGATTTTAAAGTAAATACATTCTTTAAATCTAAAATCAAATTACTTTCAGCTTCAGGTTGTAAATCTTTGCTTGGAGAAAATTCAATTCCTTGAACAATTGTTTGTGTTCCATCTATTTTTCCAATTTCATCAGTCTCAATTGTTAAAACTGCTTTACTACCTGTTGTTGTTCCTATTGAAGTTAAAATAGGTAATGATGATACTTCAAAACCTTCATTTAAAATTTGTACAGAATGTATTCCACCAAGTTCCGTTGTAGATTTTGTTGAATAAAATGCTGATGAAAAACCTGTTGATGTATATAATGTGGTCTCAGCAACTCCTACTGGATTAAATTTAAAAATGTTAGTACCTATGCCAGTTACTTTGTGTTTAATATTAAATTTTGATTCTAATACTTCTATTTCGGAGTGATTGGGTACGTCTTCATTTGCAAAATGTGATATTGTTTTTATGTAATTACCGCTTTTACCAATTACTCTGTAGTAAAAATTATCTGCTAATGAACTACCAACAGAAACTCTTATTTTAGTAGATGAATTGCCATCACCATTAACTCCACTTCTAGTAATTAAATTGGTATTATACTGTGATATAAAATTAGAGTCTTCGTAAAATTCTATATCGTAATCTGTTAAACTAGAATCAGAAGTTAATAACTCTACTGTGTTATTTTTAAATACAGTTAATTTTGGATTAATTTTTGAAATCTGGTGATTTACTCCTCCAGTTGTGCCAATTCCAATATAATTGTATGGAAATGTAGATAAGTCATATGAATTATTAGCTAATCTTATAGTATTTGATGAATCTTTTATAACATGATAAACTCCGTCATTTACCAAAGGAGTTGCTGGTGTTGATGAATTATAAACTACAATATCACCAGTTTCAAAATCATGATTATTAATTGTTATTTTAGATAAACTTGTTCCAGTTTGAATGCCAGAAGAAGTAAATGAAGTGGGATTTACAACTAATTTTCTAATATTTTCATTATATCTAAAATCAAAAGTTTGAGTTTGTTTTGATGTAATGTCAAGTTTAAACTCATCTGCAACAGATAACCCATGTTGTTGGCCTATGGTTGTTGCAGTTGCAACAGTAACTGTCCCATTTACTCTATTTGCATCACCAGTAACATTGTTAAGTATTAGTTCCAATTTAGCATTATCGGTTAAACCAGTTACAATTTGTTTGAAAAATACATTAGTTGTACTAAATCCTATTTTTTCTGTTGATAATCCAATAAAGTCATCATTTATTTTTACACAGAATAATTTACTAAAAGAACTTAAGTTAAATGGATTGGATAAATTTACGTTTTTAGATCCAAAAATTGTAGACCCTAAAGAAACAAGAGATACCTCATCACCACTTTTAAATTTGTGATTTGGTAAAAATATTGCCTTTGGTGGAATAGATTTTTTAATTGGAGTAACACCAACAAATCCCACCGTTACATTTGTAAAACTAGTTCCAATTCCAACTGATTTTGAAGCTTCAAAATATTGTATTTTTGGAAAATCAATATTTTTATTTTCTAATTTTTTATCGATTGTGTATGTGAATTCTTTTTCTAATCTGGTTATCACTGACCCTGAGTTATGAGCAGGTGTTATTGATGTATTTGAATTATGACCCCTAATTACTCTATGTTTATTATTAATATCATCATGATCAATTATTAAAAGTTGTTCTGTTCCAATTTTAACTACATCGTTAACTTTAAATTTTCTACTAGTGGTAGAATCAGAAAAAGTTAAAAATGTAGAAATTCCAGTATTAGATGTTGGTAATGAAGTAGATATTGATGAGGTGACAGTAGATACACCTATAATTCTAATTCCCTCTAAATTTTTATACTTTGTTGATGATATACCACTAATTTGAACCACATCTTGATCAAGTAATCCGTGTGGAATAGTTGATAAACCAGTAATTTTATCATTGGATACAGAAAATTTTAAATTATTAACTATTGTATTAGTGGTTCCAACTGAAACTATTGGTTTTCCTAAAACTTCACTTACTCTAGATGATATTGTTGGATCACTAAAATTTAATTTATCATTTACTTTATAATTTTCTCCAGACTCATCAACAGTTATTTCTGTAATCTCTGCTGATTTGACTCCATCAACTTCAATTACAGGTTTAGAATCTAATGTATCTTGTAATAATGGATATTTTCTATGTGTTTCATTTAACCCTAAATGAGTTACATTTCTCTTATACTTACCATTATTAATTGTTAAATCAGACTGATCATTTAGATAATCGTAGTTAAAATCATCAGTATGATTACGATGTTTAAATGTGATATACGGAAAAGTTGGTTCAAAACTAGCTTTATCTACAGTTGAAAAATATGCATAAGTTCCATTTGGATATTCTGGAGTTATTGTAAATTTACCATTAAATTCATCTAAATCTCCACTTTCATCATAAAAGTAATCATTGGTAAAGTATCCATTAGGGTAAGTTGTTTGTAAAGGTCGATAATCACTATCATTTATTGCGGATATGGAATAACTAGATTCTGCAAAAGTAAATCCTGTCCCAACTGTGCTATTTGTGATCGCTCCATAAATTGGGTTTCCGTCATAAGCCCATCCAACTATTTTTGAGTGTCCAGTTGTATTATTATTGTCATTGACCAATTCTCTGTATTTTGTTGGTGGATAGAAAGAGCAAATTTTATTGCCTTTCACTTCTAATTCAGAATTTATTTGTAATAGTTGATTATTACTTGTTAATGAGGTTTTATATCTTTCTACTGAATTTATTTCCCATTTATAAATTTTTGCTGAAATTAAAGCATCTTTTCCAACAGGATTAATTTTTATAAATGTTTTGCTTGGAATATATCCAGATCCTTCTTCAATAATTTGGACACTAGTAATTTTACCATCAGATACTATTGGTTTTAATTTAGCAAAAGATCCTGTTACTGTCCCTACTCCCACAACTTCGAGATCTGGAGGGGTAGTATATTCTGATCCTTTATTTGGAATTATAACATTAACAATTTTTCCATCTACAATTATTGGAGTTAGAATCGCATTCTTTCCATTTAAGAAAGACATACTTGGTTGTCTAACATAATTGATTATGTTTGTTACTCCGTAACCAACTCCACCACTTTTTATGAATATATTTTCAAGTTTACCTCTTACAATAGGATCAGCTGATCCTTTATAATATTCTGGTATGGTTGATGTCAA